GTAAGCCAGTATAGAAGCGTCGATTAGTATTCTAGGCTGACCAACTAGAGCACCTACTATATCTTGCTGTACCCCTATAGCGTTTTCAAGATATCGCTTGGATATTATGTCCGCGAATACTTGTTCGAGTGTATCGGACTCGTATAGTAATTTTTTGATATAAGCTATTAAATTGACAGATTCTTTATACTGAGTAGCTAGTCTACTCTCCGCTAATTTAATATGATCTATCTTCTCATAGCTCATATATTCACCGTTATATTAGCTTCTAAAAATACTGATATCTCGTTTATAGCAATTATTATGTCTGCTGATGAGGTAGGTCCAGCAGAAGTACCAATAAATACGCTGTCTACTGTATGTCCTTGTATGGTGTTGACAGGGCTATACAGTTGGGAGTTTATCACGTTGTCTCCTAGTGAGAACCCCCTACCCTCTATCAAATTGCCTTCTGAGTAATCTATGATAGCTTGTTTTATTAGGTCTTTACCGTCGACCGGAAAGTTTACAAAAGTAGTTAAGTTTACAATAACGTATATATCTATCTCAGTAGGTCTTGAGAAAGATACCGTATGTTCTATGCTTTGATCATCAGTTATAACCGCTGATGTATTACCAAACGAAGTCGCGCCTAATGTTTTCTTTAGAAAAATCGCCTTGGCTATGTCTTGATCTTGACCACCTAATACAATAGCATTTATAGAGTGAGCCGGTAGCCCGTTAGCATCTGGACCACTATTAGTGTCGTTTTCCAATACCGATAATTGAGTAACACCTACGACCGCTTTTATCTCAGCAAATATAGCGTCTATAATGGCTTGTGCGTCCCTAGCTATGGAACGTTCACGTCTGGCTCTTAAGTCACTGTCTGTCTCTAAGTCGGTTCCTAGTACAGCGTCGGCGTCGTTGGTAACGCTATCCCAACCGGTAACAGGGGTTATAATCTCAGTTATGGTATTAGCTAAAGCCGGTCTTGGTCCTGTTACGGTTGCAGTAGCCTGTGCTATAACCGATCCGCCCGAAGGTATCAATACTGTCTCATCTGTAGAGAAAATAATAGTCTCTTCAAGATCTCCTATAAAACTACCAGCTATAATACTAGTCCCAGAATCGCCTGATATCGTAAGCTCAACGCGACTAGCACTAGCAGGAAAACGGGTTATACCGTTAAGCTGTACCAAGTTACTGAGCGTAACCCCGGAAGCTGATTTAGGGTTAAAGGCGTTGTAAGCTTCTTCGGCTATTTCCCATAGGTTAGCATTGGACTCAGAAACTACCCCGTTAACCTGTCCGTCAGGGGACTCGGGTGAAACATTAAAGTTGTCCCCGAAGATAGCTTTTACTTCTGAATTTAACTCCTCCAATAACAGGTTAAGGCGCTTCCTTTTAAACCCTGTACTTGATATCCCGTAATCAGACATTTATAGTCACCTTATCTTTATCTATGAATCCAAAAGTAGTTTCAGCAGAAAACGATATAGACAATGTTCTTGATGAACCACCTTCATAAATCATAGAGAAGTCGGTTAACCTTTTCACACCTGGAGTCCTTAAAATTTTACTCTTGAATATGGACTCTATATTGGCTAAATTTGCCGGTTTTGTAAATACCTCCTGGAAGTAAGGTACGCCCGCATCTATGTCCAGGAACCACTCTCCAAGATAAAACAGTAACCGGCTGCGAACATGCTGTACAACTTCAGCGGCATCGTCTACGGTTTTTAGCTTACCGGCTTGTATTATTAAGTCGTTGCTAGAATCTAACGCTCTACCTATCATACCGGGCTTCCTGTATTCTGTTGAGTATCACCGTCTGAGTCATTGGCTTGCGGATGAGTGTGGGTACTGCTGATGTCTACCCCGTTATTAGTAACCGGCCCGGTAATGTCCATGCCACCTGACATAGTAGCTGCTCCTCCAGCGCCCTGAGCCAGCGTACCGCCGATTATTACGTTACCCGCTAGGGTTATAGTGGGTGCTGTTATGGTACAACTTGAGGTCGCTGTAATCTCTGCTGTACCGCTGGCGGTCGCAACTAGGTTAACACAATCTACCGTTACATCTGAGTCAGATGTTATATCTATACTGGAATCATTGTTTAAAGATATAACCGCTGAGCCGTCATCCTTTTTAACTTGTGTCGCCGTACCACTGTAAGAAGGAATTTTATTTGGTAAAGAAGATAACCCTACTATAGCGGTAGCGTCGGAAAGACTATGGAACCGTTTAGCGTTCGGTTCACGTATACCGCCGAACTTATGCCAAGTATCTATCGCACGTTCTGCAAACATAATAAGGCATTCATCACCTTTGGTAACAGGGAAGGTAAGCGAGAACCCTCCGCCCCTTGGAAACTGTATCGGGACATTTATAAGCAGCGGTAAATTAGAAGGAGTTAGCGTCTCAGTGATACCCTCCCGCGTTATAAACACCCGTTTAATGGTCGGTTGTATGCTGGCGGTTTGGGTAACTGGGTCAAAGCTTTCTATAATACCGGGCATGGAAGTATGAAGGTCTTTCAGCCGGTTAGCTATACCCTGTTTTATATTAGCTGCTAAAGTCGCTATCGCTGATTTTCCAATACTCATTTTATGATTACCCCTTTAACTGAGGAAAGCCAGTCACCGTCTCTTGAATCACCCCTAAAAATAACCTCTTGTATTTTATAAAGCCCTTCCCCAGTTGTTCGTTTCTTTCTTTGGAAAAACAAATTACCGACAGATACTTCAGCGTTAATTGATTGAATAAGAAAAGCCCGGTTAGGAAGTAGTCTAGGATTCAGCAATGTGGTAACATCTATACCTCTTTCTGTAACCGTGGGCGAACCTATCATACCTGTAGCGGCTGTAATCACTACCGCCTCGTCACCTTCTAACGGTTCGGTATCTGGCGTTATAACAATCTCACCGTCTTGTATGCTCCAAGTAAACCCATACTCCTCAGCAAAGTTATCCATTATATCCTTGGCGGAACCTGAGAGTACCTGACCACGTATTTTGTCGGCTACCTGCGGCAACCCTTGCAGCGTACCAATATTAATGTCTGAGAAGGTTTTAAGGACTTCCCCTATGGCTGATTTAACACTGAGGTTTTCACTTAATGTTTTGTTGAAGGTTGCATTTTGCCAGGACTTTTCACCATCGCCAGAGTATATCGTTAGGAGTCTGTCCCTGCCTGCTTTGTTTTGGAATACGTTACGGACATCACCTTTAAACAGCAACCGCATATCACCTTCGTACCCGGCGTTTAAAACTATCTTGGTATAGCGCTCCTGTAAAGCCGACAAGGTATCTTGATTAGGATTGTACAGGGTTAACCGGGCTATGTTAGGGAAAGACAATATACTCTTTGTTATTTCAAAGTTCAACCGCAAACCCCGTATAATACGAGCTTCTCCACCTGGAGGTATAACCGTCAACTCGTATAGCCGTTTATACTGGCGAGCCATCTTGTAGCTCCTCTTCAGTTAGTATAAACAAACGGGAGAGTTTACCAAGCTGATCTCTACTAGGATCTTGTCCAGGGTTTTCCAGGTTTACTATATACCCTATACCGATATCTAAGTTGTACTGACCAAATATATCAGCGCCCGGTAGCAGTGCTATACCGTTCACCAAGTCAACACCTCCGACAGCCAAGTCAAGCGACCAGTTACCTGTCCGGCTATTAAGTATAACTCTCATGTCGTACTTAGTAGCTTTAATAACGATACTAAATAACTGCTCGGGTTTGGATGTCAGTGGTATTTCAATCATGGTCCTACTATCCAGTCATATAGAATTTTTGTAAATGATTTGTTCGTGGCTGCTGAAGGTTCTACGGCTTCCTTTCTACCAGACTTTTCCGCCGGAGAAGCTTGCTCTGTAGCAGAACCGGCTTGCAATTGTTCCTCTGTTAACTGTACTACCTCAGACTGAGTTATAATAACCTGCTGTACGTCTATTGACATCCTAACAATACGAGAAGTGTTTTTGTCTTGCTGCACACTAACATTCGTTATGATCATGTTGGTGTATAGCTTCAACTTGGTCTGTAGCTCTATAGGTTCACGGTCTTCCTGTAGCTGAACGATAGCGTTATATGCCGCATTGCTGCGAGTTATATTATCCGTAGTAGAAGTACCAAATAAACCCGTTACCAAGTCAACTATCTGACCAAAAGCAGCAAGCCCCATAGGAGTATCAGAAACTTGAGCTACTATATTAAGCCGCTTAGGTTGGACAACCGCATGGTCTGTTATCTCCGCGCCTAGCTCTACCGGGTTACTGGTTAAGCTGACCTCGTTGGTATGGCTCTCTGATATAACAGCGTCTAACTGTATATCGCCTATGGCTTTTTGCGTACGAATAAACAGGTTCTCAAAAGCCATAATTATTGATCCACTGTACTATTAAGGTCTTGGCTTGTCTGCTGAAAGAATACATCATAGACTTTACTTGCTATTTCCTCGGCTGTATCCGCTCCGCCTTGTACTGTAATATCTATCTTTTCCACTACTGTTTTATAGGCACTAGAAACTTCTTCTTCTGTGCTATTGTACAGGTTG